AATTACCAAAATACCAACTATTTTCTAAATGATTATAAATTACATATTTATTTATAAAATTAGAATCAGCTGAACAGTAATACCAAATTACTTCAGAAAAGTCAGAAGTTTGACCAGCATAAACTTGAGAGTATTGAGTTTTATTTATATCATCAAATACATGATTTAATATAGGACAAGGTATTTCTTGAACAGCACCTGCAAATCTAAAGAATTGGCCATCAGACATCCAATAAGCTACGTCATCTATAACTATCGCACTATTTAATCCTATAGTTCCACAATCATTACCTAACTGACGAAATCCAAATATAAAAGGTGGACCAATAAAAGACATCGATTGAAGTGCTGTATCTGTCCATACCAGTATAGTACCTTTTGCAGGTATAGCTGATCTTATTTCACTACCACCTGCAATTCTTTGTGATCCTGCTGAGTTAGTAGCGTTAGGCGTCCAAAAATTATAATTTTCTTGATCTGACCATCTTATAAATAGTTTATCTTGTGTACTAAGTGTTCCTATAGTAGTTTCTGTACCCATACAAATTAAATGTCTAGTTTCTGTAGATACTATTGATAAAGTAGAAGCTGTAGGAGCATTAGCAATTTGTGTAGCTCTATTGTCAGTCATACCACCCGATTCATCCCATTCGTAAGTAGCTCCATCTCTTTGAGTTAAAATTAAATCTTCACCCCAATTATTTAAAGACCACTGTCTCATATCTAGTGTAACTTCAGAAGTGGAACGTGGTTCATTCCAAGCTTCTGCTGAATAAGTACCAGAACTCCAACCATATCCAAAAGTTTGAATTGATGGACCAATATTTAATTGATAAGATATATCCGCATTAGCTGAATCAGTTACTGTAGAAGTAGCTGTACCAGGTGTTGTAATAGTATATGCATCTACATTATCTACAGCTACAATTTCAAATTCATTTTCTAAATCTGTAGTCGTAATACCTCCTACATTTGCTGATACATTAGATATAGTTACAAAAGCACCTAAAGTAGCTCCATGATTTGTATGATTTACTATAACATTAGAGCTAGTATTAGTTGTAGTAAATACAGATGTTAAACTATTAGATTGTCTTATAGGTGTAATATCTTGATTAGTTCCAGATAAATAAGCATATACTTTTCTATCTGTACCAATTGATTGATAACGACTACCATCTAAACTAATCCAAGAAGCTATATCTGCGGGTCTTCCTATATAATAATTGTCACTATATTTAGTCCAACCACCAATTTTTTGTGGTAGTCCTTTTCTAAATCTAATCTTATCACAATCTGTCCATCTACCTTCTGCACCTGTTTCGGTGTTTTCAGTATCTAATCCAGGTTGAAAATTAAGTTGAGTTAATGGCATAATAACAAAAATTATATATTAAATATTATAATTTTCTACTTTTTTATGTAGCCATGAAGGACCATATATTCTACCATTATCATCCCTTTGTCCAGGATATAATTTAAAATTATTATTAAATATTTTATTTACAGCGTTTCCTACACCTATCATATATCTTATATTAGGGTTTAAAAAAGACACATAATCATGACCTCCCATATAACCATTAATCTTTAATTTTGGATACCATGCTTTAATTTCTTTAGTTGCGTATTCTTCTGTATGTTCACTATCAAAAAATATAAAATCTATTGATCCATTATCATATAATTTAGAAGCTTCTATACTATCTTTATTTATAGAGTTAATAAATTTAAAAGATTTAATATTTTCTTGAAATTCTTTAGGTACATTTTTATTGTAAGAATATTCTTCTGTTAAATGTTCATAGCTATCAATCGTATCTAATGTTATTTTTTTATTTTGATTAATAATTTCAACAGCTAAAAAAAAAGTAGATTTACCTCGCCAAACTCCGACTTCAACAAATTTAGCATTATTGTGAATTGATACCATTTCTTTATAAAGATTTTGAAAATCAAACCAACCTTGAATGTTTTGATAAAAATGTTTCATTAATCAAATAAAGGTATTACAATTTTATTTTTTAGAAATTTAGGATTAGCAAATTTTTTTTCATAATAAATATCCATCGCAATAGTTATTCTAACATCTTCTCCAATATGAGGATCTGTAAAATGAGGTAAATATCCAGGAAAAAAATTTAAAAGACCAGGTTCATTTTTAACTTTAGTCATAGGTTGGTTACAAATACTGTTATAATAAGTATAGGTATTATTAGCACTTATACATAAATGACCACTAATAAATGATTCTTCAGCAGTTAGTAATGGATAATGTACATGTTTATGTATAATCTCATCTTTTCTTAATACATTATACCAACACATAATATAAAAATTTCCTAGAGGAATATTTAATCTATTACATAATCCTTTTACATTTTCTTGTATAAATTTTTTTATTTTATTTGTATGTTCATTATTAAAATTCAATAAATTAAATTGATTTGCTCTTGCAGTAACCCCTTTTAAATTTCTAGCTAAACCATCATGTTCTGCAGGTAGTTTTAAAATTTCTTTTTCTTTTTCTAATAAAAATTGTTTAGTTTTATTCAAATCTAAATCTTTAATATTATCTTTCCACATCCAAATAGCTTTATTTAAACCCAAAAGAGTTTTCCATTTAGATTGAAATTCTATTATTTCAAACATATTGCTTTCATTACATAAAAATTATTTTTTAAGACTAGCAGGTAATCCTAAATGTATTCTTCCATCATATATGTTTTTATCACCTTGTGTATCAACATTATTATAATGTAAAAAAACTTGTCCACAATTTTCACCTTTAAATTCTTCTCGCCAATGTTCTAAAATACAACCAGAATAAACTAACATATCTCCTGGTTCTAAATCGACTTTTATTCCTTTAGCATTACTTGACACAGTTATTCCTTTTTCTCCTCCATCACTTTCTGGTATACCTACATTTTCATTAGGACTTAAATAAATAGGCCAAGGATCACCACCAAGATTTAATGTTGTAGATATTTCACAACTAGGTCTATCTTTATGTCTTTTTAAAACATCTCCTTTTTTGTATATTCGAGCATAAGAATATGTTGGTATTAAATTAAGATTAGTTTCTTTTTTCATTAATGGTAATAATTCTTCTAAAAGAATTTCCATTGCAATATCTGAATAATGAGAATAAGTTTCTGGTACTTGCTTATCATTCCAAACTCCTAAATATTCTGTAAAAGGTGAAATATAATTAATATCAAAAAGTGTTTTGGCTACCTTTCTTTTAAGTAAAAAATATTTGTATATAAAATCAGCTTTTTCTTTTGAAATAGCTTTTTTAATTAAAGTATATTTATTATTTTTAAATGACATATTATTTAAATGGTTTTCCTAAATTCCAAATTACAAGTGAGTATCTTGTTCCTTTTGTTACTGGTTTAACTCTATGCCATATAAAACTAGGAAAAACAATAATAGATCCTTTTTTTCTAGCATGATCACATAATATAACTTCATTTGGATTATCTTTATTTCTATATTGAAATTCTAATTCTCCTCCTTCATATTCAGAGTCATCAGTAAGTTGACATGTCACTGATAGTTTTCTAATTTTCCCTTGATAATTAATATCTTTATCTTTTCCATAAGGTTCCATCCAACTATCACAATGCCAATCATAATATTGATTAAGTTTATATTTTGTAAATTGACATGCTTCTGAAAAATCCCATTCAAAATTCCATCCTGAGTTTCTATTGGCTGTATGAATGTACGGATGTATTTCTTTATAAATCCATGGTTCAGATAACCACACTATATTTGAATCTCTTTTTTGTTTTAAATCTTTAATATCTTTGTCTTCTAAAGGTTTTCCTTTTTCTGCTTTTTTAGAAATTCCACCTATTAGACCTAATTCTTCTTTTTTTGTATTTCCATATTTAATAAGTTCATCACAAAATTTATGAGATAAAACGCTATCAAAATACCAATAGTAATCTTTTAAATTCATTAAAAATAACTTTCTATATCTAAATACTGTAAATAATATTTAATGTCTAGTATTATGAAGGCCAGTTATTAGCTTTTTTGTATTGATAAGCATCTCTTAAAGTCCATCTACCAGAAGCTACAAATGGTCCAGCATTAGGAATTTTAACTCCTACGAAACCAGATCCTCCATTACTTGCAGGTGAAGTACCTGATCCACCTCCACCACCAGTGTTTGCAATTCCAGTATGTATAGAATCTGCACCTGGAGTAGCTGGAAAATTACCCACTCCACCTCCACCAACACCTCCTTGACAGTTAGTTGGAGTTGCACTTTCATGTCTTCCGCCTCCGCCGCCAGAAAAATAACCTACTTCAGGTGCACGAGGTGCAGGGTAAGGTGGATAAAAACTTGGATAACTTGCAGCGGGTCCCATAGTAGGTTGAACATCTGCTCCAGCTCCTCCAATCATAGTAGCACCTGGGCTTCCACCTGTTCCAGCTGCAGTTGCTCCACCACCAGAACCACCATTAGTATAAGTTGCTGCATCAGTTCCACTAGGGCCACCAGGGTTTCCTTCAGGTGGAGTATACCCACCACTATTTCCTGATGCACCTGGAGATGTAGATGTAGGATTATTTCCAGAACCTCCTCCACCAGAACCACCTGGATTTCCTGTTCCAGGAGGAGCTAATAATTGATAACCACCTCCGCCACCTGATGCTGCTATACCTCCAAAAGAAGAAGGACTTCCATTACTACCTTGTGCGGGTGCAGTAGCACCACCAGCACCACCAGCACCTACAGTAATAGCAACAGGACTAGCTGGTAAAGGTTGACTAGTAAGAAGTCGATAACCTCCGGCTCCTCCTCCTCCTCCGGCTCCTCCTGAACCACCACCACCGGCTACAATTAATAAATCTCCGGTAGTTGCTCCAACAGGGCTTGTAAAAGTTCCTGGTGATGTAAATGCTTCTAATAAATCTTCTTGTGTAGGAGTAACTGGTACTCCAATAATTCCGCCTGAACCCGCCATTATATCCAATCCTCCTCTAATCCGTTTTCAACCCATATTAAAGAATTTGAGTCCCATGTAAAGTATCTTGTAGATAATATTCCAATCCATTCTTGAGTTGATTCTTTCCATTTATAAAAATAAATATTTGTATTAACATCAAAAACTTTTGTATCTGGTTCTGTTATAGGTGCTTGCCAATCATCATTTGAATCTAAAGACCATGACGAATAAGGTTGAGGAGATATAAATTTATCTTTAGCTATATCATAATTCCATCCTATACCTGCATATTGTTTTCTAAAATTACCATTATAAGAAGTTTGTTTCCAAGTTCCACCATGTCTAGCTGATACAAAATTTTCTGCTTCAACAGATAAATCTCCACCATTAGCATTTAATTCATCATTAGAAAAAGTAATTACTTCTGTAACTATATTATTTTCATCTAATTTTGCAAAATGTGCCATTATTCTGTTACCTCATTCCAAGAAGTACCGTCGTGTTCATATAAAACACCATTTTTTGTAGCTTTCCATTTTTGATCTTCTTCATACCAAATACAAGTTGAATATCCAGTATTATCTGGTTTATCTATAGGTGCTTTCCATTGGCATTTATCTTCTTGTAATATCCAAGATGGAAATGGTTGTATCTCTACAAATACATCATTAACAGAATCATAAGTTCCACCTACTCTTGCAAATTTTCCTCTAAAATTATTATTGTAAGAAGTTTGTTTCCAATAAGTTGATGGATAAGTTCCGCCTTGTTTTTCTCTAATTAAAGGACATGGATCTATATTATTTGCAACCCATGTCTC